GCACTGTCTGCCAACAGCACAAGCTCGGAGGTATCAAAAGATACCAATTCAACACACCTTGATGATAGCACACTGCTTGATATTTGTCAAGAGGAGCTAGAGGCAATATCAGAAATAGCCCTTGATGATTATCCGAACGAGTATTTGACGGGATATATCGTAGCTTTAAAGAAAAATATCGAGAGGCTGAGAGGTGAGCAAAGTGACTAACTACTCTTGCCTTGACTGCAAGCACCTGAAAGGCTGTTTGGAGAGTAGCAGGCGTTACCCCTGCAGAGATTTTAAACTGGCAGAGCCAGCAATATTGGAAAGGAGAGGTCGAAAACATGACAGTAAAAGAAAGGCTTGACGCTATGGTTGACATGGCGGTCATGGAGCAAAAAATGAGGGAAACGCAAGAGTATGGCACTGTTACTGATGGCGTTTACCCTATGATGACAGGCGACGTGTGGACGTCTGACGGAACAATATCGGGTGTTCAGATATTTCCGCCTGACATTCATGCCGTAGCAAAAGAGGTCGGTGCTGAGGTAATTAGTAACGGCTACGAACTGTACTTTATGTATAGGGGTATCGCATTTTTCTGCTATAATAGGAGGCGTTTTAATGCGTTATACTGCTAATGATTGCGTTGGCTGTCCTGACGGGTGCAGATGCTGTGGCAGAGACCGTGATTACACAGTGGTCGAATGCGACAAATGCAGAGAACAGTTAGACCTTGCGAATGAAAATGTTTTCTGCTATGAGGGCAAGGACTATTGCAAGGAATGTTTCCGTGAGATTCTGATTGAAGAAATCAACCAGAACGACGATATTTCAATCTATGACCTTGCCGAGCTGGCAGGAGCTGAATATAAAGAGGAGGACTATGACGAATGAAAAAACAAATGTCTGCGGAAGATTATCATAATGACGAAGCGTTCAGCCGCTCACAGCTTTTCAAGCTGTCAAAGTCGCCTGCGCATTTCAAGTACGCCCTTGAAAATCCCGAAGTAGAGACCCCTGCGCTTGCTTTCGGCACAGCCTTTCACGCTTATGTTCTTGAAAAGGACAAGTTCGATAGTGAGTACATAGTCGCTCCAAAACTTGATAGGCGCACCAAAGAGGGCAAGGCTCTTGCGGCTCAGATAGAAGCAAGCGGTAAGATACCCATAAGCGAGGACGCTTTTGCACAGATACAGGCAATGGCTGAAAGTGTGATGTCAAACAAGTATGCTGCCGCTTTGCTTAACGGTGGTGAACATGAAAAATCATACTTCTGGACGGACAAGCTCACGGGGTTTAAACTCAAATGCCGTCCTGACTGCCGCACAGACCTCAAATCAACGTCTGTCATAGTAGACCTCAAGACTACTGAGAATGCCGATACAGACAGTTTTATGCACAGCTGCATAAAGTACGGCTATGACTTGCAGGCAGCAATGTACACGCAGGGTGTGTCAGAAATTGAGGGCAAGCCTCATAGATTTGTTTTTATCGCTGTGGAAAAGACCCCACCATATGCCTGCAACGTCCTTGAAGCCGACAGTTTTATCATACAGAAAGGCACAAAAGACCTTAACGACTATCTTTACACTCTCAAGGAGTGTCTTAAAACAGGTAACTGGTACAGCTACAACGGCAAAAACGGTGACTTGAACGTCATAAGCCTGCCGGGTTGGCTGGCTAGAGAATACGAATAGGAGG